ATCTCCGCTACTGCTAATAAATATATCGCCGGGATCTGATTGTGCGGCTTTATTTAGATAGTCAAGAGTATTGGTATCCTCAGAAATTGTTCTCGCCGATAATGTCGCTCCTAATCCCTGAATATCCCTTCGCGCATCATCCCAGCTAATAGCATCTAAAACAGCCTCTACTCTGTCAGCTGTTTGTTCTTCAGAAAATGTAACGTCATTGAAATTTACTCCGGAAAGTAGATTAAAAGCATCAAACGCCTGAGCAATAGCTATAGAACGCCCTGCCGGCTCGTATTGAATATTCCAATCTTCAACCACACCCAAAAACTGAACAGCTGTGCCATTTGTAATTTTAATAGCGCGCTTTGGAACTATCTGCCCAAAATATGGAGAGGCTTCAAATGTTGGGTCAAACGCTCTGGTGTTGTTATCAAATTGAATTGTTGCCTGCCCAGCTTGATAGCGCTCTAGCTCTCTGGACTTACCCCTTTGAATTTGATAGCTCTGAAAAAATTGGCTAATGTCAGTAAAGGTTTCAACACCATCCTCTAAAAATCCAAGTTCAATTGTGACTGTCATGCTGTCGCAAAGACCTTTCCGGAAACTGACTCATAACGCTTAATTGCATCTGTTACATATCGCCCAATGCTTACCGGATCAGAGCCAACGCCGGCGTTTATGGTTATGTTGTATGTTGAACCGCCAAAATCATTCATCCGATCTAGCGGAATAACAGCTTCCGGACTTCCGGCTTCTGCAATTTGCGCCAGAACGCCACCGGGTCTTGGCATTACAATTCCACCATCTGCCAGTGCAGGGATTTCTGCAACGCGTGGAATATTTAGGCCGAATTTCTTGCCGCCGAACTCTGGCACCCACCAAGGAATTTCTACTGAAATTGTATTTAGCGCCTCAATTACATTATTTATAAATCCAATAATTAGGTTTAGCGGATGCCTAACAATATTGACCAACCCTTCAAAAATTGATTTCATAAAGTCGCTTACGCCTTGGAAAACATCCTCTGTAACATCTCCGACAACTTCAAAAGCGCCAGAAATCATATCTGCTATTGGCTTGATAAAGATGTCATACAGATTTTGAAAACCTGTAGCAAAGAAATCTAGAACTGGTTGAATTACATTTTCATAGACCCACTTCCAAGCAGCACCTAAGCCTTCAAAGACTTTTTCACCTGTTTTGGCGGCTGGCTCAACTACGTTATTAAAAAGGTCTGTAAAGAAACTTCCAAACATTTCTAGCATTGGCATTACAACATTTTCAAATACCATTTGCACGACACCGGCAATTAGACCAAACGCGATCAGAAAGCCATCAAAGATTGGCGTTAGTACATTTTCAAAGATGTCTGTAAAGAAATCACCTAGTGCCTGTAGTGCAGGCTGTATAAAATCTTGCCACATTGACTGGAAAAAATTACCAACATTTTGAGCCGCCTCAGCAAAAAAGTTCATCATACCTATAGTTCTTTCAACTGCAAAAATTAGAACGCCGGTTAGGAAACCTGCCAAGCCAGTCAATACGGGTATTACAAAGTTAGTCAGCAGGCTTGTTATCAGTGGCAAAACCATCTCAATAAAAGGCATAAATGCTTCAACCAGTTTTAGCACTAAGGGAATCAGCGGAGTGACAACCGCAATAATCAATTCAGTAAAAACCGGCAATAGCATTTTTACCAACTCAATCATTGGCGGAATAACCTGAGTAATCATTGGCAACATCTGAGTTATTAGCTCAAAGAAAGCATCAGCCAGCGGTTTGACCACATCAGTTACGAGTCCTATAAAGACCGGCATAAGGCTTTTGATTACCGGCATCAGCTGTGCAAAGATGTCTATCAAAATAGGCAAAACAATTTCCGCTAATCTCAGCACCACTTCTACGATTTGAAAAATAACCGGGATCAAAGCCGCGAACAGTGGAATAAGCCGGGGGATCATTCCGGCAACGCTTTCAATAACCGGGATCAAACCCTTAAAAGCATCCACTAGAACAGGACCCAAATCCGAAATCATTGGCTTCAGATTCTTTACCAAGTCAGCGAATGATGGAGCAAGTTCTTGACCGACACTAATGCCAACATCTTTGAACTCATCTTTTAATAATCCAAGCTGAGCTTCCAGCGTGACCATTTGCTTATCAGCAACTTCTTGGGTAGTACCGCCGGCATCTCTAAGCGCTGACTCATACTCGCGCATCGAGTCAGCGTTGCCAATCATAGCCAAAGCACCTTCACGAGCTTGCTTTGTAAATCCAAGAGCTGACAGCGTAGCAACTCGCTGTTCAGTGCTCATAGGACCAAGAACATCAGTCAAGTTTTCAGAGATGTCCGCCATCGAGCGCATATTGCCTGCGGCATCAAAGATTTTTAGCCCCAGAGCCTCAGCCTCAGCCGGAGCTTTTTTCATCACATCTGTAAAACCAAAGATTGTGTTTGTAAGCAAAGTACCGGCACGCTCGCCCTTGATACCCTGATCCGCGAATACAGCTAGAGCGGCAGCACCTTCTTCGACATCCTTGCCAACTGACTTTAGGGCTGTTCCCGATTTGGTAGTAAATGCTGTAGCCAATTGCTCAACGCTTGTGTTGGCGAGTGTGTTTGCCTTTACAAAGACATCTGTAATACGCGTAAGGTTGTCTAAGTTTTCACCGGCGTCATCTGAGGCAAGACCCAAAGCTGACTGCGCGTCTGTAGCCAAGTCGGTGGCTAAAGCCATATCGAACATACCGGCTTGGGCAAAAGCCGCCACCTGTGGCATAGCCGCAATCTGTTGTTCAGCATCCAAACCGGCAGACGCTAGGAAGAAGTAAGACTCAGCGGCTTGTTCAGCACTAAAGCTAGTTGTTTTGGCTACCTCGCGAGCAGTTGCCGCCATATCATCTCTGAGAGCTGTGCTAACATCTCCCATAATCGCCAGAGATTGATTCAACGCTGAGTCAAATTTGGCATATTCTCTTACACCAGCTTCAGCGATCCCGGTATGAGCGGCAGTAGCACCAGCAGCAATACCACTGGCGACCTTGCCGAATTTCTTTACACTAGACTCAGCCTTCTTGATGCCTTTGGCATCGAACTTACTAACTATCGGTAAATAGGCTGGCATTACCTACGCTCAACTTTCTTATTGTAGGACTTCATAACTTGCTCTAGCGTGAATTGCGCTAAAACAATTATCTCAGGTCGCTTGCTTAGGAATTCACCATAAGCAAAGTGTCCAGCTTTGAAGTTGAATTTAGAAACCTGTCGCGCTTTTTTGATCATAAAATCACCCTGCGTAGTGTTCTTATGCGTACGAGCTCTGCTGTCAGTTCTGCGCTTGTATTCTCTAGACACTGGGCGTTTTTGTTTTCTACGCGTTCCAGCATTTTCAGTGTAAGCAAAACCAAGCGCTGATTTGTTTTCAATAATAATAGTGACAATTGGAGCCCAGCCTTTTGCCCTAGTAGATTTAGCCGGTGTAGCACTGACGCGACCTTTAGGCTGTTCCCACTGAACCCGACCATAATAATTTCTAGCCATACCTTTGAAGGGTGACTCGCTTGGCACTGATGATGCGATTGATCCGGCAAACGGATTTAGTCTGGTCTTGAAATCTTTGCGAAGCTTGGCTGTGGACTTAGGATCTAGCTCTTTTAGTTCTCTCATCACCTTATTCAGTGATGCGGCATCCAATTCAACCTGAGTACTTAGCACATTATCTCCTAGCTAAAGTTTACCTTAGATAGCAGAAAGCCCTCCCGGAGGAGGGCAATCCTACTTTCGCTTACGCATAGACTTTTGCTGTTGCTGTCCCCGGTGAACCAGATACCTACCTAGTGTCCACAACATTCGCGGCTCTAAAGCTAAAAGCTCTCGCGGACTAATGCCAGTTTCGCAAGCGATCCAAGCTATATACCAATGCTGTGACTGGTCACCCAGCCCCTCTATTTTTTTGAGTCGTCAGCAGTTACTATCTCTACAGTTTCGATCCACTTTTCAAACTCATCTTTGGTCTGTCCAGTTCTGCGCTCGATATTCCAAGCCATAAACATCAGGTGAGTAAGTCGCACATTTTTTTCAAGTGTGGCTACGCTGATGTCAAACCTAGCTTCGAACGCAACAATGTCGGCTGCGATAGCTACGACTGATTTCTCAGTTCCGTCTATGTATTTGATTAGGAGGTTGATATTCATTTGATCCCTTTGTTTAGGCGGTTGCTCTGGTTACAGGTCCCGACACAGGCCAAGTAACAGACAGCGTAGCCAAATCTCCAACCGAGTTGGCGAAAGGGCTGTAGCTGGTCACAATAGCTGTGCCACTGTAAGCAGGATTTGTTGCAGAAGTAGCTTCACTGGTTGGAGTGATGCTAAATGTTACTGCGGATCCCATTAGTGGGAATAGTGTTGCATCAACGCTTGATGCGCCAAAATCCTGGTGGAAGTCTAGCGTTAGGCTAGCGTCTTTCAATCCAGCAATTCTTGTGCGGTAGTCCGCTCCAAAGCTGGTTGTTTCTTGTTCGTCAGCTGAGATCTCTAGGGTAACAGCAGCAATACTGGTGCTGAAATCTGTGGACTCAATTTCAATGTTGTAGTCGGTTGCTACAAACTTTGGCATTAGTTTCTCCTCTAATTAGCGTAAGCGGTGACAGTAAATTCTGCCCCTAAATATGTTGCATCATTTAGTTGTAATGCCCCTATGTTATCTAAGGACACAACGCGACAGTCAAATGCCGAACCGCCTAGAGTCTTGTCGCTCTCTATAGCCTGCTTGACACTTGAATTGCCTGTGTTGTCACTGTAGTCATTTAGCCGGCGCTGGGCTTCTCGCTCAGCAACGCGACCAACAATTACAGTCACAGTAAAAGTATACAACGCCAAGCCACGCTGAAAACTTTGATCATACTCAATCGTGCGTAGTGCGACTACAGCAATTGGTGGGCTTGGATTATCTGGTATTTCGGCGGCTGTTCTCAGTCCTGTAATCGTGGCAAGATTTGTAGCGATGCCATCACGCAATCCGTCTATGGTCACGCCATCCTAACCTTTCTAAATGGGTGAATTAGAGCTTCAACATCCGGATCTAGTTTGCCAACTCTGATTACCCCAATATCTCCAAAGCCAGCTACCCCAAGTGGGCTGTCGTTACGCTTGTAGATTCTTGAAGCGAGTATGACAGTTGCTTGCTCAATAGCTTTTGGAACACTTGACCAACCCCAAGTCCCAGTCACCTGAACCAATGGCTCGCCATTCTCTAGTGGAAAGAGATAAGTATCTCTAGCTCTGATCTGGTTGAAAGGCTGGGGAATACCGCCAGAGATACCATTCAAAGGCTCTAGGTTATAGTCTGTGGCTGTCCAAGTAACTGTATAGTTCCCATCACCTTCGGGATCTGTTTTCAAGCTTGTAAGACTAACCAAATCGTCTATCTCGCAAACAAAGCTATCGCGAGCCGCGAAAATTCTTGTGGCAGTTCCGGCGTTGTAGAAATTACGCTCACAAGCCTGATCAATCTCGCGACTAGCAGCCTCAACAGCGAGCTCTAATAAATCGTCATCAACATTGTCTGTGATTCTCGCTGACGCTTTTACCTGCGCGAGTGAACAGTAGCCATTTTCGATAGCCATTTACATCATCCTGTCAGTCCAAGTCTTTGGAGTCTTGTCATTGATTATTTCCAAAGGCAAATGATATTTGAATTCTTTAGCTTTAGATTTCTTAATCCAGTCTAACAGCTCGGCTAATCCGGTATCCAAGTTAGTTGCGGCATTGTAATTCAGTAGTTTTCTAGCCTTATCAGCTGAACAAACTGCAACTTTTACTTCCTGTGGTCTATCAGGTACATAAATTGGATCCAGCTCAAAGTCGTAATACGCGGCTATTTTTTCCGCTAGTTGTTTGACTGTGGTGCTTTCCCAGTCGGGTCCTACATTGATAACCTCACAGCAAGCGTCTGGCGTTTGTGTTGCCAAATACAGCGGATCAACTACATCATCCACAAAAGTAAATGACCTACGCTGTTGTCCATCACCATAAATAATTGGCTGTTTGCCCTGTAGCATCCTGTTAGCAAAAATGCTGGCTACATTTCGATATGGATCATCATACTTTTGCCTTGATCCGATAATGTTGTGCGGCACAATTATTGTCCACTCGACACCGTGCGTGTCGCAAAGATTACGCACTAAATCCTCAGCCATTAGTTTGGCAATTCCATAGGGATCTTGTGGCTTAGGCTCAGTTTCTTCTGTATAAATAGTTTCACCGTGATCACCATAGCGAGCCATAGAACTAAGAAATACAAAGCGCTTAGCGCCATTCTTGATGGCGGCAGTAACAGCATTGACTGTAGCCATAACTGTATTATTCACAATTAGGCTAGGACTAAATACTGATAATCCTTCGTGCGCCAAAGCTGCACTGTGAATGACCAAATCAGCATTGTAAAATGCTTCGTGTTCTAGTGTTTTTTTATTGGTCAAATCTAATCTAAAAAAGTCAATGTTCGGATTGACATTCTTCATTGATCCGCCGACCATATTATCTACACCGGCAACACTCCAACCCTCAGCTAAAAACTTATCCGATAGATGTGAACCTAAAAAACCGGCGGCACCGGTTATAACTACACGACCCAATTATTGATCCTTCTTCTTTCCAAGTCCCAGCGACCTTCGCTGAAATCGTCTAATGCTACCTTGTTCTTGTAATACGCGCCATTGTTGGCAAATGTTCTGTGATTTTCCAACCTCAGCAAATCGCTACTGTGAATTGTTGAGCTGTTATCGTGCTGAACCGGTTTGATAGTTCTGCTGATAGTAATTTTGGCGTTTCTAGCCCTACGCTCGTAGTCATTATCCTCAAAGTAAATAGGATACAGCGATTCATCAAACAGTCCTATTTTACTGACTACATCTTCACCGATGCCAAATGTTTGCCAATGAGGTGCGGCCTCAGCTAATGTGATTTCTTTAGGACTTGCCTTAGCCATAGTTTCTAGTGATCCCGGCTCATAGACAACATCAGCGCTTGAAAAGTAAAAAACCGGAGCTTGTGCGAAAGCTTTTATGCCTAAATTCCAACTTGTTGCAACACCAAGATTGCTAGGCATTGACAGAATAGAAACATCTCGGACTTTTTCCGGGACTTTTATGTTTGTAAGACCTGCGCCATTATCTATAAGCATTAGATGGCCAATAGGGTAATCAATACTAAAAAGCATGCGCTGTAATAAATCGTAGCGATTCAATACCGGGACTGTCAGATTACTCAGCATAAAATTTCCTAAAGAATGGCAACCAGTTTTCTTTCCAAACTTTTTCAGTTTCAAACTGTCCGGCAAAATCTACAGAAACTTGATCAACGCCACGTTCAGACTCGTAAGCCATCTTTAGTGATCTAGCAATATTTTCAGGATTAGGAATCTTGAACCAACTAGCCTGAGCCTCATCCCAAAAAGGCACGCCATCAACTAGAAAGCCAGACTCAGAAACCAAGTCCGGGGTTGCTGCCCAATTTGAACCAATTACTTTTGTGCCACAAGCTTGTGCTTCAATAGTCGGAACTCCAAAACCTTCACCATAACTAGGCGTAAGCAAGACATCCATTGTGCTATAAAGACCTGCCATAACTTTCTGATCAAAGCCATAGCGTAAATCAAGCGGATCAGGAAACATTACAGCGTCAGCTGGCACACCTGTAGCTTTTAGTAAGGTTGGTAAATCAAAGCCGCCCATAACCTTAGAAGCCTCGCTATGTATATACAGTTTTGCATCTGGAAATTTTTTCTGAAACATAGCGAAGCCAAGCAAGTTCTCAGCAAAAGCCTTGCGGTGGATTGATCCATTTGACTTGTTGGCGGCAACCATACCAACTAGAAAATCTGATTCTTCGATCCCCAAAAATTCGCGAGCTGGCAATTGTCTAATATTTTTGGTTGGTTTATATATTGCTGTATCCACTGTATGCGGAATATACTCAGCTTTAATTCCGGCCTCAGCCAATTGGCGCTGTCCGTGCGGTGCCATCGCTACCGTTGTTACATTATCTTTACGCAGAAATTGATTCACCATTGGCGGTAATGTAACGTGATCTAAAGGCGCGTAGCTAATAATCGGAATATCATTCAGGGCAGGATTTTTATAGACCCAGCTATCGTAAAGAATAAAAATAGCGTGAGCCAGATCCGGATGTTTTTGGCGGAAGTGATTGTGCTGTATAGGCAAGATGTCATCACTGTATCCGCTAAACGACCTAGGATAATGCGGTATTTTTTTGGTCTTTGTTTTGTAGCTACCTATGGCACCTTCGTGTCCATAGTTGGACATAATGCCTACAGTTAGTCCATCTCGAACCATCCGATCAACCAGCTGTTCAGCTTGTTGTCCGTAGCCTGTAGGTATACCGGGGCTGTTACTGGCAAAGGAAAGAAGTCCGTTTAGTTTTTCTTTGGCTGACATATTTTTAGATTAGCACAAGTTAAAAGAAAACCCCAGTAGCCTATCAACCAAAACTACTGGGGCTCTTTTATTCGAGGATTAAGCTGAGTAGCCCTCGAACAGCTTAATGTGACCTGCGTGAGTTAGGTCACCATCTACGCGCATTAGGAAGCGGTAAGTGGTTACATCCTGATTGAAGGCGTAATCACCGGAAGATGTTACTTCCAGTCCACCTGCCATACGCACCTTGTAGCTTGGAAGGTGTCCAAATGCTACTGATAGTGCGCCTGATCCAACAGCGGCCATTGCAGGATTTTCTACAATGTTGTAGCCGGCGAAGCTGTCAGGCTGTCCGACACCAACAGCGAACAAGTACTGCCCGTTGTCATCTTTGAGCCTACGCATACGACCAATGGTCTGACCATTTGCCATATATGCAACACCGGGCAGACGCCTTGCGGCTCCGTCTAGTGTGTACTGTAGCTCGATTAGGTCGTCAGCAAAGAAGCTTCCGTCTGTTGCAGTTCCGGTAACACCAGTTGATGCCGCGGTAATGATTCCGTTTGGCTTGTCTGATCCGTCACCTGTGGTTAGGGCGGCGTTTACAGCAAATCCAAGACCATTACCAGCCTGCTCAGCTAGGTGGCTCTCAATGTTGAAGCCGGCGTCAGTTACCAACTCGTTGGCAACCTTGATCAACTGACCATACTTGTAAGCCGACAGAGTGATTGAGCTGTAAGTTGGCTCATTCTCATCTAGGGCAGATCCGGCAGCTGTCAAGACAGAGCTGGAGTATGCGGTCAAGGTTGGGATGGTGAAGTCCTCACCTGTGGTGGTGTTGTACATTTCTGAAACATCCAACATAGGACCAACAAGGCGAGCAACGTCATACACCTGATCAAAGAATGTCTTTGGCACAGTGTTGTCGCTTGGCACCAAAGTTGCACGCTTCGCGAATGTGTGGCTTCCGCCGTTACGCATCTCACGAAGAATGGTTGCATCGGTGCGAGCTTCTGTGGCAGGAACAAAGCCCTTAGCAGCGGCTGATGCCTCTACCTTGCGCTGTTCGTTGCGCTCTGCGACCTCAATGGCTTCATCCGCCTTGCGAATGTCAGCTTCAATGCGGTCAATTTTTTCTAGTTCAGCAGAATCTAGTCCACGACCTTCCTTCTCAGCTGACTCGATTACATCGCGAATCTGCTCAGTTAGGTTGGCGCGAACTTCTTGCTGAGATGTTACAAACTCAGACATTATGTCCTTTCCAATTAGTTTTCTATTTCTGGTGGCGGTGACGCTCAACCAATTCGGAGGATGGCGGTGACGCTCAATCCTGCTAATAGTTTACTGTAAGGACATACGCCAAAAGAAAAACCCCCGGCGAACCGGGGGATCTCCTGCTTGGTTGGTGATTATGTAAATTGTATCCCGAACTTTGCCTCTGCCAGTGTTCGGGTCGTGTTGTCGTGTCCGTTCTTGGTATATTTCCAATATGAAACACCTGATTTAGTTAGATATTTACGAATAATAATGTCCCGGTAAATTGTGAATTTGATTTTCTGATCCATTTACATTCCTTTGTTCGTGTTGTAATAACTATATAACAGGCTAAAGCTAGGTCAATACCAAGTTATAAATTTGTTATAAAAAAATCCCCAGCCGAAGCCGGGGACTTTTTCTATTTGATCCAATAACCATACACAGCTCTGGTGCCGCCTCGACTTGGGTCGTGCGTATCGTGGACTGTTCCATCAATACAAGCGGCTAGGTGCCGGGACAGTCGGAGTATCAATCTGCCTTCTGGCAGTTCATCTCGTCTGACGTGAACCTTGACACCTTCACCAATTCGCATAGTGGTTACCCACCGAAAACCTAAGCTTTCGATATATGGTTGGTAAACCTTTTTAGGTAAACCATCGCGTGCGGATTTTTTTCCGCCTCTGGCTTTGTTCAGTTCCGAGAGATCTCTATAGACCTTTGCGTATGGAAGTTGTGCGGCTATGGCTATCGCCCTTGTTACACAATCTCCTGCTGATCCCTGAAATCCGGCTTCGGATCTTCCGCCATCTGTGATTTCAACATCAATCATTTTTTCCTCCTGTTGAATTTTCAATGTTCGTGTGCATCGGTAATACCGATATAACCAATATATAAAATAGCTAGTGGCTGTCAATAGGTAAACAGTCATTGTTATCAAGTTGTTATAAAAGAAAACCCCAGCCGGTAAGGAAGGAAACCGACTGGGGCAAACGCGACTATCTACCTCTTTTCAGAAGCCTCAACTACGCGCGTTTCTTTCGCTGGCTTGCTTTCGCTCACGCGGGCGGGATTTGGAGCGTTCAAGCCAACAACTGCGTCAGCGATCAAGTCTATGTGCTGAACAATAGCACCAGAGCTAGGATTACCCAGAGCATCTAGGATCGCTTTTTTGATTTCATCTTTAGTCATTATGCCTTCTTCAGTAGGGTTTCCAGCTTTTTCTTCTTCAGATTGAGCCAAGCCTGTCCATCAAAATCGCTTTCGCTTTCCGATTCCGGTGCCAATGTGTCAAGCACCTTAGTGATCAAGGACTTTTCTTCAATTGACATGGACTCGCCTGACTCAATTTTAATTAGCGCATCTGCCAGTGC